TTTGTCCTGTGGCAAATATCTCCTTATATCTTTGTCCAATTACACCGTTTTCTAATACATCTGAAAATGATCCTTCTTCTTTATCGTAATAACTCGTTCCTTCCGGCTCTGTCCCTGTTGGGGTGTAAGTAGTGTCTAAAACAAGCCTCTTAAAAGGCAGATCGTAATCAATTCCATGCCTCCATTGTAGCTCATTATTGGCTCCTTCCAATCTCCAGCGAGAACCTAAATCTAAAGTAGAATGATCAACGGCTCCAATGTAATATCCTTCTCCATTATAGACAGATTCATAACAGTGTGCCACCTGTCCAGATTGTGGCGGTTGATGAGTGTTTGGATTATTTACATCGTAGTACTCATTTAAAACTGTTAGAGTAGTTGAAGTTGACGAAATCACCTTGTACCTGTGTCCGATAAAGTCAACCACATATGATCCTAAAGCCCTTTCAATAGCTCCCGGATCGTTGTAATCATAGGGCACCGCATCAAATGTAAATGTTGAATCATTTACTGCGATGACGTTTTCTGGAATAAACTTCCAATCAATCGTCCTATAAAATTCGTCTGCATTATCTCCCTGTAGCTGACCGAAACTCACAAATGAAATCAGGATCAGCAAAAATGTCAATATTTTTTTCATACAAATTCAATGTAAACTTTTAATACTTTGTTGATAGTTCCTAAACTTACGATTTTAAGCGTGTTTGCATCCGGGGTGACTAATCCGTTGTCTGATGCAATGTTTCTTAATTGCTGCTCTTCTGTGCCTGTTACAACCCACATTTTAACGTCTTTGACTCTTCGGCTTAAATTATGAGTTACAACTAAGTCAGTGCCGGACGCTGCAATACTCCAACCCTCCGGAAGAGTAGCTCCCGAAATCCTTCCAGCAACGTCCGTAGCTGCTGGCAAAGTCATCTCCTGAATAGGAATTGGAATTTCGCTGCTAAGATCAGTTATTTGAGATGATGTTATTTCTATTTCAGACATTAGAAAGTGTCTATCTCCGTCAACGTTCGCCAAAGTGTCGTGATCGATCTCTCCCGGAACCACTGTCACAGCTCCGCCAACTTCCTGAACTCCGCTGCTGTGCGTTAATGCCGATTGAAAACCGGTGTGTCCTGAGCTTGCATAATCAAGATTTGATAAGGCTGCATGGTCGTTAACTGCCGAAATAAAAGAACTCAGGCTCATTTTTGTCTTTGCTCCTGTTGCTAGAATCTCAACAAGTACCAGATCCCCTGATGTCGGAGAAATATTCTCGGCAAGTGTGTCAAATGATACGAAGTCCGCAGGGTCAATATTCCCGTTAAGATAATTTTCAACAACAGTTATCCGGTCGTCATTAAGATTGTGTTTGATCTTGACTTCGTTTGCGTCATCATCCCACCATTGATTTACGTGAGTCGTTTTTGCAATAAGTCCTACCTTGTCATCGTATGATATGTAGTTTGCCATAGTTAAATGATATCAAAATTTAAGTCGTAATTAAATACATTCCCGGCTGCTAATTCTGTATAGAAAAATGAATCAAAATCCGGCACGTACAGCCCTGCGAGTTCTTCTCTTCCGTTTAAGTCAACAGAAAAACCGTTAAATCCCGATTTTGAGTCGCCTGAAAGGTTCCTTACACTTGCCTCAAGCCCGTTCATAGCTCCCAAAAGGATGTGATTGTCGTTGTTATCAAGAATTATAACCCGGAAAAAGTTACGGATAAATGCGTTTACATCCCAAAAGTTATAAATCTTTGACATTCGGATCGAAGCGGTATGATCAAAAGCGATTAAACCACCTTCTCCAGATGTCTGCTGAGAGAATGAACCCTCAACATCGAACTCGTAAACCTTGGAAGTCGGGAAAGAAGTCAAAGCAAGGCCGGTGTTTTTTATCTGCGTTTCATCGTACTCAACAAAAGGCAATAGAAATGCTTTCTTAATACCACCTTGAGTGTCTTTGCACTGTCTTGAATAATTACTGTACATGTCCATTAGTCAATCCTCCAATCTGGTTCCCGGCTTCGTCCTAAATACCAGCCGGATTTAACCTCTACATTTTGAGCATTTACCTCGTCTTGGTATCTCTTGTATTCAGGTACATCTCCGATATTCTTACAAATCCACTTATCGAACCGCTTAATGTACATCTGTGCGATGTTGTGATACTTCCCGGCTAACATTTGAATCTCGTCTTTTGTAGGAATCTCCCGGTCTGCTGCTTGGTGCTTGAATGTGCCTCCGTTGTCAACCATGAACGAACTGACCTCAATGTATTCCGCTAAGGCTTCATGTTTGGTTATCGGCTTCACGTACTCATTGAATATGGTCAGGTATTTGCCGGCCAAAGTGTCTGCCGTGAAATCTGCTACGATTTTATCGTATAGCTCAGTACCAAGCAACGGTTCAATCACAGAAATCTGAGTCATTCCGATATTCGTGATGTACTTATCTACATCAACATTCCCACCAAGAATTGTCGTGCCGGTCATTTCTGCCGGTGTTATGAATAGCTTTTCTGACATTTGTTTACCTCATTTAATTTGTTTTGATATGCTAAATGCGCATCATATTCTTTCTCAAATCTTCCGAGAAAATGTTGCTTTCCATTTATATGTATGCTTGCTGTCCAACACTTCTTTTTTCTTCCATTAAAACATACTCCAACATATTTTGATGTTGAAGATAGATGCTTCATATTCGCGTTTTCTCTCTGAGTAGTCCATTCAAGATTTGTTGCTTTATCGTTTTTACGATTAAAGTCTATGTGATTTACAACCGGCAAATTGTTTGGATTGTCGACAAAATATTTAGCTACCAATCTGCTGACTTTATACTTTTTTCTTTTGTTGTTTTTGTATAAATCAACATACATATAACCATTCCCATTATCGCACTGTCTTTTAATTAAGCCCGACAATGATTTAACTCTCCCTAAATTACTTATCATGTAATTTGGATAATCTTCAATAGTTCTGAAAATTTCTTTTAATTTTGTTTCAGTGTTCATAATTACGCTATTAATTGTGAATATTAGAAACGTCAAAAGCTCTACACTTTTGGCGTTTTGTTCTCTATGTAAATATACTAAATTCATTGTTAACCTGGGTATCTCCCGTTATTTGGTTTATCAATTTCTGCAATAGCTACATCAGCAGGATTCTGAGGAGGTGCAAAGCCTTGTCGTCTTGCATCGTTTACACTTACCGGGAATGTATTTTGCAAAGCATTTCCCCCAAATGGCTGACCATCTTCTTGCCTTCTCTTTTTATATATCCTACGTTCCCATCTGTGATAGCAATTAACTCCACCAGCATAGAGGAAAATATCATATTTCCCCCCGCTATGAGCAAATTCACCATTCACTCCATCGGCACTCATTTGGTCAATATCTTCTTTTCGATATACTTTCCCTTGCTCCGCAAGGCTTATCATTTTATTGCAAAAATTACGTGATTTTCCTTTTGGTGTTTTAGATGTTCCAACAGAATAAGCATATCTTACTTTCCATAGATCAGTGTCTTGTTCGCTTTTTGCTATAGCAGAAAATTGCAAATCGTATTCAGTAGCATAAAGATCATAACCATCTGGCGCATCTTGAGCATAGCTTTCCAGAATTCTATCTAATTCGGTCTGCTCAGAATCTATTTTCATGTCTGAAAATGACATGGAAGATAATTGATCTGTGTCTGTTATCGGTTTAAACCGTAAGTCCAGGTTAATACCGAATGCTGCTGCAACCGTTTCAAAAGCATCTAACAAATATCTTTGTTTTGGCGCAATTACCCTCTTCATTAATTGGGCCTCTGCCGTGTCAAGCTCGTCAGCGTTGTTACCTAACCCTGTAGAGTCTTTTATCCCGAATAGCATCGGAGATGTAACCCTGTGAGCTGTTAGTAGTTGTTGTCTTGCTTCGCCTGTAAGATATTCCCATTGTCTGTGAGCGTCATTTACTTCTAAAGCCGTCACCGTTATCGCTTCGTCTCGTCCGTTAAAGTTGATTATGAACTTACCGGCCTGAGTTGATCCTACTAATTTCTGTTTTATTTTACGCTCCATCTCGTCCTTTTCTTCCGGGGTGTAAGAATTTCCGTCAGGAATGTTGATTATATACCCGAATGACAAACCGTTTTTGATGTGGCTTATGTAATAGTTAGAAATTTCTTCTTCTAATTCAGCGTACTGCAATCCGGCCAGATAATCAGGATCAGAAAAATATTTCTTCCCAGCCTTATATGGTCTTATTGCAAAGCACATAGCTGCTTCTGATGAATTCGGGTCAAGCATAGGGAAAAAATCAGGTTCTACCGTATTGGCTTTCTTCCAATCTTCTGAATAGTAATATCCTTCTATCTCATCGTCATCGTTGACTTTCTTAGGTGCTGTTTTGTCCTTTGGCAGATGGTAGATATATGGAAGTTTGTCGGAGCCGTTAGCCTTTATGATCTGCATTGTGGCCTCTCCGAACATCTCAAAGTCTGATACAATTTTCCGAATCTCTTCCGGGCTTATCATCTTCCTGAATTTCATCCAATCCTCAATGCTGCCGTTCGTGTTCTGTAGCCCTTGTCCGTAGATCAGATCAACATAAGAGTTAATAATTGCTGCATTTGTTGAGCTGCCGTTGTACCGGTCAATGATGTATTTATAAAAGGAATTGTATTGACCATTCAAAACCCAATCCTTTGACTTAACTTCGACAATGGCTGGTTTGATGTATTGATTCATCCTAATCAACCGAATGTCATTGCTGTTATCACTCATAACTATAGTAATTTACTGAATTTTTAAAGTTTTGTGTTTCTTGAGATGTGGCAAAAAGTTTTCCCCGGTACACAATCTCTGTTCCTTCTGATAATTTGATCGCATACTTGTCTCCCTCATTGAAATCGAAATCAAATGAAAGCTCCAGAACCCCGGCAATTATCTGCTCTGCGTGTACAACTTCTGTTTCTACTTTTGTTGTTTCGTTTGTCAAAGTCAGTACCGCATCGGCAAAACCGTAGTATCTCGGTATTGCTCCGATTAAATGAGATACATCGTTTGGATTTACTACTTTCATACTATTTAAACTACTCATGTCGCTAAATCGTTACAAATAAAAAAGCTGCACCTATTAAAATGCAGCTTTTCAACTTAATTAATCAAATGAAAGTTACGGGACAGGAACAACCAAAGCCTCAAAAGCTGTAATTGTTGCTGCATCTAATTTCGGAGAAAGGTCTCCAACGGTAGAAGTGCCTACCAAAGTGTAACCATTAAGGTCTGTTTTTGCTCCTCCTGTTTGTGCGTTGACATTAAAGTCAATACCGTCATCAATCCCAATTGCATGATAAACCCCGTTTCTGTCGGCTACAACCGCCATCGGAAAGCCTTTTGCCAATAGGTTCATCTCTGCCGAAGTAGCGGCGTTGATCTGCTTTAACACTACGTTAAGAGTCTGAGTATTTACAGTGGTCCCGTTGTTACGGTCTGTCACCATATCCTCAACAAGCGTATTGCTGTCTCCCTCTAGTTCGTATTTAAAGACCTCAGTTAACCCGACGTTTATCGCTGTCGCTTCTCCTGCTGAAACCGTGAAAGGATCTTCTATATAGTTGAACAGGTAAAGAGCTGCGTTTCCTCCAAGGGAGTTTTTACAAACTCTGTCTCTGCCTACTGTTAAATCACAAGCCATATTTTTTATTTTTAAAGGTGAAAAAAAGGGAGAGAGTATTCACTCCTCCCTTAAATATTCTCTCTCAATTGCATCTATTAAGATGCAACAGTTGTCGACAAGTACCAGATGATCTCTGCGGAGTTGTAATACTGACAGCCTCCTGAGTAAACCATTTTGCCACGTACCAAGCCGGTCAATAAACCAATCTCATCCTCGTCAACCAATTTCATTTCATTGAAATCTGCCTCAAGTCCGGTTCCGAATACAAGGTTTTTCTTTTCGTAGATAACAATTGTGTTATCTGGCAAACCGTTACAAACCTCAATTGTATAACGACCGTAAACAAGGTTCGTATTTGCGTTACCTCCAAGCCCGTTGGCTGCTCCGTTTTCGATCAGATACTTTGTGTAAGCGTCTGCAACGTCAGGAGAAACTACGAATTTCAGATCTTTTCTGCGCAATGCGTAAGGAATAGCAGCAGTGACTTTGTCAAACTCATCGTCAACATTCGCCTTAGTGATAGCTGCACCAATCGGAGTAATACCGTTGTTGGCTTTGATAACAGATGCGTCGGCATCCCAAAGAGTAATGAATCCGTCCCACTCTCCAGCGTTTCCAGAGTCCCCATTCCAAATAAGATCGTCAACTCTCTCGCCTGTTGATCCAAGAACCTCAACTTGGATTGCTTCCATGATGTCAGCCGGAGCGTTCTCGTTGTGAGCTGATGCGCCCATTGAGTCCTCGCTCCATGTTGCTCTGAAATCTTCCTTACATACAGATAAATCGTTTTTACATTTTACCGGGTCTAGAATTTTTTCCGACAAAACAATAGCACCGGCAGGAGTATGCCCACATGAGTATGCGGTTGTTCCGTCCGTGTATGAAATTTTTCTCATGTTCAACTTACTTCCCACATTCGGGAACATTGTCACGAGACCATTTTTGATTGAATCAGCCTCTTTAAAAGCTGCTCCAATAATTACCCCGGCTTCTTTACCGGCATAGTTGCTGTTTACTGTTACAGTAGTTGCCATAATATTCTACTTTTTAAAATTTTAAATTAATTGTTTGCGTTTCTCAATGTTTCAAGCAATCGTCCGGTCTTGTTTAGCTGAACAGTTGCCTGAGTTGTTTTAGGTTTTACTTTTGGTTTTTCGGACATCTTCACCACTTCACCAGACATCCCCTCAATCTTTTGCTCAATCTCTGCCATTTTTGCATCGAATTTCTCCTCATACTTGATGAGAATCGATTTGATGTCGTTAACAACAGATTGATCGTTGTTGGCTGCAACAGGTTCGGGTGCGGGTGCCGGAGTAGGTTCTGCCGGAGCTTCTTCTACCTCTGCTGGCATAATTTCCGAGACTACTCCTTCTTCTTCTACAACCATAATTGAACCATCTTCTAAAGGGTATTTACCAGTGGGAACCGGAATCTTTACAGTTTCGTCAGATTTATCAACTGCGAAAACGTTCACCCCAGCCTCAAGCATATCGCCCTCATACTCGAAGATGATCTCCCCACCTTCCATCATAATTTGACCGAATTTAACCTCAACCTTTTTTGCCTTTTCATTCAGAAACAAGGATACTTTGTTAGCCCCGTCTGCTAATCTTTCAAGAATTGTCTTGCTCATTTTTACGTCTTTTTTATTGTTGTTTTCTACCTTTTTTAATTTCACGACAGCATCAATGCTGAATCCTTTTACCTTTCCGGTTTTAACGTAGTCGCTCCAGACTTGCTCTGAATCAACTTTCATCGCTACTAACCAGGATCCGGAAGGATATTCTAATCCATAGACGTTTGATTTGTCCCGTTTTGAGTCAGCAACAATCCAACTCTCAACAAATGTGATTCCTTTGATTTCTTTTCCAGAGTGTTCTATCGTTGATGTCTTGTGATGATCACCGATAAAGAAATTATGTGCGAGCTGTTTTATTGTGTCCTCTTTGAACACAATATTAAACTCTTCACCGTCTTGATTTCTATATACGGGTGCATCGGGTTCAAGCACCAAGCCGACAAGCAATCTCTGCTCTTCACTTATTGTTGATAGCTTAATTTCTGTCTCTTTGAGGATCTCCTTTTGTTTATCCTCTGACAATTGAATGAACAACTCTCTGGTTGCCGGGCTTTCTACAAGAGAAATTCCGAACACACCTTGAACTGCATCCTTATCAAATATCGCCTCGTAAAGTGGTAGTAGTTTCATAACTATAAACTACCTAGTGATATTTTTTGTTTCAAATTTTACAAAGATGCTGATTCAACGATCTTTCTGTCAAGCTCTTGAGAGGTGCTTACATCTGAGCTGACAACATATGCTTTTGTAGGTTGCATATTCCTTGAAACTGACTCAGCTATTTGAGATGTTCCGGTGCCGGACACCAGATTAAATGACGGAGCTGACCGCCTCTGAGAACCGGTTGCCCCGGTAGTTGCTGTCGATGTTCCTGCTGAACCTGACTGACCTGTCGCATCCATTGACGCAATATTGCGAACATTCATAAACCCCATCACCCCCACTGCTGCCGCGTTTGCAAATCTCTGAATTGTTGCGAACGGATCAGGCAATATAGACCTGGCAGACAATGCTGCGGTAACTCCTTGATAAGTGTTCATTGTTGCCTGAGCAATAGCAATGCCTTTTGCAATCTTTGAGTTTTCACCTAGCAATGCCTGCAATATGTTTAGAGTTGTATTTGTGATATCAAGTTTTGCCTGTTGAACAGCTTCGTTCATCTGCTCTTCTTCTATCGCCTTTTGTGCTTTATATTCGGCTTCTTTTCTCCGGGCCTCTAAAGAGTCAGCAAGTATCTGCTCGTTTTTCGCTTTCTCCTCTTCTATTATTTTTTCATTAAGCTCTTTACGGGCTTTCTCTTCCTCCTGAAGTTGCTTCCTATACTCAGCAGCCTCTGCCTCTCTCTGTGCTCTCTCTGCCTCATTGATTGCAGACAACTCTGCTCCAAGCTCTTTTCTCCGAGCGAATCTCTGTGTCTCCAGCCTGATCAATTCGGCCTGAGCTTCTGCCTCCGCTTGTAGATCTTCTTTTGTAGAATCGCTAAGAGCGTTATTAGCAACTATAGCTTCATATCTTATCCGTTGCAGTTCGATTTCTTTGTTGATTATTTCGTCTGAAATATTCCCGGCTTCGATTAGTGCGTTTCTTCTTTCCTCTGCTGTGAATAAGTCACGTCTTGCAACCCTCTCCCGAAGGTCGGCAATATCCCTCTCTGCAATAGCTCTCTCAATCAACAAGTCCCTTGCAATCCTGTCAGCGTTCGCCAGATCATCAGATATTTTTCGCACTAGCTCAAGCTCTCGCCTTGTTTCTGATCCGAAATTCTTTACACCGTCCGTTGCTTCTTTTACTTTATTTTTGAATCCGTCCCATGCTTCACCAGCTCCTTTCAGATCGCCCTTTGCCAATCTGACTAAAGCCTTACCTATCGAAACGATTCCAGAACCAAAATCAGATACGATGTCAGTGACGTTCCCCACAACAACCTTAATCTGATTCATTATTTTAATGAATTGATTCTGCCCCTCTTCGGATGATTTAAAAGCAGTAGCAACAGCCCCAATAGCGATAACAAGCAATCCAATTCCTGTTGCAGCGATAGCAATCTTCAACGACTTAAAACCGGCGACGGCAGTTCTCACCGATCCGGTTATTTTCTTAAACCCGGAAACGGCTCCTCCAGTCATGCTGTCTAGAGAGTTTGTGAGATCCTGAGTCGTGTCGTCTGTCTTTTTCAGATTGTCCTCAAACTTCTCCAGGTTCTCATCTGCCTTGTCCGTATCGACAACTATGTCAATCCTTTTTTCTATTGTCATTCTTTTATTCTCCTTTTCAATTTACGGATCATACCAGCCCATGATGTGACGAGCTGGTTTTTGCCTTTTGCTATTTCAATCGCTTCTCCTCCTCCGTAATAATCGGCAGACCTAATAAGATCAACAATGTCTTTTATTTCGATGCCCTTTTTCATAAGTTGATTAATTTAAACTCTGTGTTTCCTGAGATTAGTCCTGTTGTGAATTTGTCTATTCTATAATAATTGAACCCTATTTTAATCTTGTCGTCAAGGGTCAACTTGAGTAATATTCTTGTCGGTAGTCTTTTGCATTTATACGTGAAATCCCTTCGCTTGATGTTGAAAATGCTGTCAATATATGACTGATGGTAATTCGAGAACAGATTGTTTACCAACTTTTCACCGCTAAAATTGTTAAATTCTACCGAAAATATAAAGCTATCATCTGAATCCTCGTCATCAATAACGTGTGATGCTGTGTTAATGTAGGTTCTTATCTGGTCTTTTGTTCCGTTCTCTTGGATAAACCCTATACCACCACCTCCGACAAGCTTCAACTGCCGATAAAATATGTGAGGTTTGATGTTTACCGGGTTTAGATTCTCGTCAATAATTGCCCCGTACATTAGGTTTATTTCATCGGCTCCGGCTAAGTCGTAAAGCCTTTCATAAACAACCTGTTCAAACGGAAGGTCTACAGTCAGCGTATCGCCATCTAACAAAGTACCGTTTGCATCTCTGATGATTGATTCTTCGTTCCCGTATGCTTTGCCGGTATTCTCAAGAAACTGTTTGTTGAGAATTGTTTGAGGATCTTGAAATTTATAGTTAAGCGTGTTGAATATTTTACCTCTTGCAACTTTTACGGACTCATTGTCAACATACGGAGTAAGGTCGATAACTTCACCGGATGCGTAATAGTTTTCAACAGTATCAACATAGAACGTACTTTCATCTGTCGGAATTATCACCAGTTTATATGCGCTGAATATCCCTTTTAAAAAATCAATGATCTTTAGCTTCGGCATATTATCAGAAATAGAAAAAACACTTGCAATCGTATTTGTTGACGCAAATGTCTCAACCTCAGAAAGAAAGTATCCAGACACTTTAGAACGCTGTCTCACTTTTGCCGAATACTCGAATTTTTGGGTTGATGAGACTTCCCAATAAGCATTGAATGTATATGGACCAACCCCCGGAAGTATATTTCTGGAAAGCCTGTCAGAAAGTGTAGAAGTTCCTGTTGTCGTCACTTCGCTCCTTACCTCTCCGTCAAGTATTAGCCTCATTGTGTACTCAACATTTTCATAACCGGCTTCTGGTGTTATGGTCATATAAAGCAACCAATAAAAATTATCATTAGATGCTGCGGTGTTGCTCACAGTAAATTGCCCGATATCAGTTGCAAGGTTAATATTTGCATCGCTTCCACTATCCCAATTAATCACCTGAGCTCCTCCTCCTACCTTTTTATCTTTTGTGTTGTTCAACCAGAGATAAAGATTCTTGAATTTTGGCAATCCGAAAAAGTCACGGGAAAATGTTAGCCCGTAATCTGTTTCAATAGCATCTAAAATACTATAAAGGGAAATAGAAGCACTAAGATCATCCCACATTACCCCGTTTGGAGATCCTGATTTATAGTGAATGTTTGCAAGGCTATCAGTCATTGTAAAATCATTAGCCTGCGTATTGTAGTAGTACTGCTTTTTCACTAATAGGTTGTAAATAATTGGCGGGTTTTCTTCGGCGTTCTTTAAAAATGATAGTACATTTTCGGATAGATATTCATGATCGAATGCAGTTAGGTCTAAATCTGAAAGCTCATCAGTTCCTAAAAGGTCTTTTATAGATACCAGATTTCCGACAAAGTTAATCATATAGGATGAAGCAACCCCTGACTTAACGATCACCTCCTGCAAAACTATTTTGCCTTTACGAAATACAAACCCCCCGATCTCTATTCGTGCGCTAACTGCAACCCTAGCATCGAACGTATTGTCAATATCAGCGTTGTAATAGTGCCTGAATATCTTGTTATTTACAGGCGATGCCGGAACAGTAAAGCTCTTTGAATAGTCGGTTGTATTCTTGGTCAAATCCTGCACATTAAGGACAGAAGATGTGACACTAATATCTTCTGACTCAAATAACTCTACTTGTTGGTTCTCTATGAATAACCCGATTATCATATGTTATTAATTTCAGAAAATGAATACTTAAATTCGATGTCGTATGAGATGAGCCGATCATTTACCCGGGTAAGGTATTCGATATTTGAACTCGAAACGTTAACCGGAATGAACCAGGTACCATCCCAGATAAAAACCTCTGACGATAAAAGCAACTCCTTAAACGAGCTGTTCTCTGTTTCTGGCACATAACCCGAAGTAAGCACGACAGATGTTCTCCCGTTGATATTGAAATCCGGGTACTGATGGAACCCGTCAGCAGGTTGGCCAGCAATCGATTCATAGTTTTCCCTCGTCACGTTCAAAGAGTCCCTGCGTTCTTTGAAAAATGTCAGAGTTTGTTGCGCTCCCTCTTTGTTCAGAAAATAAACGTCAACCGGACTAAATTTGAACTCGTCTTTAATGATTAAGGTTATTGTCCTGACTCCTATTTTCACTTCAATGTAATCATCGTTTTCAGGTGAAGGAATGTTGATCAATTTTACAATCGTTGATGAATGAGTCTGCGTAAGCTCTGAAAATGAAAAATCAATTTCATTGCCAGGGTAAGACTTCACTGTTCCCGTCATTGGAGAATCTAAAAGAACCGGTATTGATGTCCGGCTATTTCTGCTAACCCGGTAAAGGTTTTTGTCTATCAGTATTTTGTCTGTTCTCGGTTGTGGGTTTTCTCCTTCGTACCCGAACCCGTAACCTTTGAGAGCTAAAGTTGTTGTTTGTAGCTGTTCGACTCCGGTGTCGGTCGGGTCTGCTGTGGTGTATTCAACGGAAGTTTTGCACCATGCCTGACCAGAACCTGCAATCAATTCCATCGTTGCAGAATTTGACGGAGCAAATGATATGAAATCGTCAATCAATCTGCCAATCTTTATTTTATCGGTGCCGGTCGATGACTCAATGTTCTCTTTTGTTATCTCGTATTCCGGGTCAACCGGTGGAGAGGTTTTGGCACCAGTCCATATGTATATTCGGACTTTGTATTCTGTGCAAGTCTCCCCTGTAAGTGGAGAAACAAACGGAACACTCAGATAATATGTGCTTAATGTTTTTATCATTTTGCGTTATTTATTGCAGTTTGCAGTAATTTATCAACCTCTAAACCGTAAGCGATCACAATATCATCAGGCAGTCTTTCAAATGCTCTCTCGAAAGGTTTTGAATAGAACGCTGTTGACTTTAGCCCAGTTAGCCAGATCGAACGTGTTATCAAATAAGCCGTTGAGTCGTATGTGCTGAACCTCCCGGACTTCTTATCCCGGAACTGTATTCTATTCCTCCTCACCCATCCCTGAATAGCTTCGGTTAATCCTCCTTTTCGTCCTGTTCCTGTTCCGAATTTATACGGACTTTGTGGTGCCTTCTCGGATTTCTTTGTCCCCTTGACTCCTTTGTCTACAAAGTCCCCGTAGTCCTCCATAAAAAAAGAGAACTCGTATGAATTTTTATTCTTTTTAGCAACAAATGATAATGAGTCGTACAATGTCCCTTTATCCTTTCGTCCTCGCTTCGTCAAGTTCGTTCTTGACTGCTGGATAAGATACCGTCCAAACTCATTAAAAGCTGCTACAACTGACATAATACTAAACTAATCAAAGTCATTACTGCCATAAATCCAACTGACCACACAAACGGGATCAAAATCTCTCTATTTTTTACTTTTACTGACATAAGCTAAGTGTTATATTTGGTAATTCTACATCAAAAGTCATGCCCCAACCATCAAGAATATTTGATCTTTCAAATTCAATCTTCGTTAGTGTAGGATTTTCTGATGCTGTTATATTTCGTTCGCTAAAATCCCTGTACATTCGTGTCCAAACATCGTTGAGAATTGATAGGGTTTCATTATGGTTGTCAACTTCGTTATCATTGCCCCAAAACTTATCGTCAACAATCTCCTTGTTGATATCTCGCACTGCAAGAGCCTCCAGAGTTACTGGGAAAATTATAGTCGAGCCGTTTGTAAAACGAGCCTCTTCAATGGTTATATGAACCAGAGGGAAGATATTCGTTTTGTTTAGATCGACATTCTCAGCCTTTCCTTTTGTAACTGTGTTAACCAGAGGATGATCTTCGCACAATCCTTTTAGAAAATATAGTAATTCGCTGTACTGATTTAATCCCATGCTATTTCAATTTATCTTTGTCAAATATTCGATTTAAGACACGTTATCTTCCTGCCCGTGTATTTAGACTTAAAAACAATTTAAGCCTTTCCATGATGCTCATTTCGTGCAACTCGGCCTCAATATGGTTGATTATCTCTTTTCGATGTATTTGATCAATCCTTTTCATAACTGCGTTACATTATCACCTTTTCTCAATCTTGCTTTCATCTTCTGTAAATCCATTTCGTGAGCCATGTAAATATGGAACTCATGCACCGGTAATTCCATCACAAAATCATACCGCCATGGCTTTCCTTTTGCGAGCCTGTGAACTGTCGGTAGCCAGCCCCACTTTCTGAAATACTCATCAGTGTTTGACTCACTTGATCCCTTGGAATATATTTCAGGATATAGCTCTGACATTCTTTCGCTAAATTGTAAAAAAAAACCAATGCCCCGTTAACGATAGATAGCGGAGTTTGCTTCATCGCCTCGCTCCACTCTTTACTGCCGTTATATGATACGATCTCATATGTTACCGGAGCAATGACAGACTTGTTTTTAATTGGCCGGTAAAGTATCGCCATGAGCTTGTGAAGCGTTTCGACTTCTGTGTCATATGTTGTCAAATCAAAATACTCCTTCGATTTGATGTCGTCAAAATTCGGAATGAATCCAAACTCAACATCGTGCATCGTAAAGATAGGTTCAAATTCTACCTCTTCGTTTAGTGCTTTGTCGATGATATTTAGCATATCAATCATATCGTCAGCCTTTATTAATGAAATATCCTGATAGCTAAGTTTCGTAAATATCTTTAGCTTTCGTTTGTTCATTTCGTATTGGTCAATATCGGTTCGTTCCTGTAACTTGACAAGCTCCTGGTATTGCGCTAGAGTTATCTCTTTTTGATTTTCTGGTAGAATAACTTTCATACTTTAAAAACTATTTATTTTTAGATTTGTTACTTGACAGCTCGTAAAACCTACACAAAGCAGTCTCATACCTTTTCTTTGCTGTAGAATTAGCATAAGAGGATGGCGATAAATCGAAGAACCCAGCTATATCGTTGTTTGACAAGCTGAGTTCTTTTTTTAGTTGTTTGATGTTCATTTTGAAACTATTTTAAAAGTTGGAGCTTCTGCATCAAATAATTGTTCGAATCTTACTCTTGTTAATGATTCCTCAGGACTTGGAAGTTTGCTGTAATAAGATTTCCAAGTTTCATCGTTGCAGGCTTGCATTCTTTGTTCAAAGGCAATTTCCAGATTGTTTTTTTCAGCAGGTGTTACGCTTGCTTCGTTGATTAATTCAACTGTTTTAGTTTCTTCAACTTCTTCGCTTTCTTCTTCAACATCTACCATTTTCCATTCAGGAAGTTTTTCAAGGCTGCTAACTTCATCAATAGGAGTGCTGTAAGTATCTCTCCAAGTTGCTTCACCTTCAATTGCAATTGCTCCGATTCCTCCGTCAACTTTTTTACCACCAAAAACAGAAGGTTGAGAAGTTACCATTGTGCGGTCAGTTCCTTCAATTACTACTAAATAAACAGTGCGTCCGTGGTTGATTTCGCTTCTTACAATGTTTGCTACCAGTTGGCTTTCTTCGATGTGATTTTGTAAAGTTTTCATTTTGTCTTTGTTTTAATTATTATACTCCAAAGATAAGTATAAGCTTAATACCATGCAACTATTTTAGCAATTATTTTGAAATTTTTTATCGAATATCCATTTTTCCATAACTAGAAATAGTCATGCTGCAAAAATATCTGATCCCGTCAATCCAATGGTTGTAAGCATCAACAGGAATGCCCGACTTTTTATCGCTCCAAACGTAGTGATTTAATTCTTTGGCGATGTTGGTTGAATCCGGGTCTACTATTATTTCATAGTCCTGCATCAACTTAATACCAGCAAGAACAGAACCGGCACCCTTAATAACCTGCGTTACATTATTCCCTTTCCGTTGCAAGTCGCTTATTAACCTTTTCTCTGAACTGTCAGCGTATATGATAGCATTGTCAGGGACTGTTTTATCTCCTACTTTTCTAATTTTGGTTTCTTTTATCTTCCTATCAAGCTCATCAAGACCGGCGTTGTTTAGCTGAAATAGCTCCTTTGCATAGATTTTATTTCTCTTGGTATCGACTGCAACCTTGACTAATATATCCGGGTCAGGAAAGAACCCGAAGTCCATACCAAAGCCATACGGTAAACTGTCATCAAATTTCCCGAAGCTCCAATTATCAAAGATCACACCTTCGGCAGCATCTAACCATGCACCGTCCATCACATGAGCGTACTTTGTCGGGTTTGTTTGCTTTAGCTTTAGTGCTTTTAATATGAATTTTTGAGATAGGTTTTCTTTATTATCTTCCCACGTTGTATGAATATAGCAGACATTTTCCTTTTCCCCATTGAATCCGGCCTCAACTCCCATCTCTTCAAAGAACCGTTTGTAAATGAAGTGTTCCTTTGTAC